CTATGAAAGTTGCCTCCATTTTGAAATACTTGTTGCAAAGCTTTATCTTTTGCAAGAACTGCGGCACAATAAACTTCTGCTGTTGTTAAGTCCATTGCAACTATCTTTTTGCCTTCTCCTGCTTTTATACACCCTTTGACAATGGGATTATCTCTAGGTATTTGTTGCATATTCATTTTACCACTAGAAGATAGTCTGCCCGATGTTGTGCCATGCAGATTAAAATTAGTTCTTAGTCTACTATCTCTATCTAGTTGTGGATAAATTTTATCAAGATAAGTTGATTTAATTTTTACTTTCTGTCTTATATCTAATACTAACTGTGGTATTTCATGTTTGAGAGAAAGTTCTTTTAATACTTCTGCATCTGTGCTATCTGCTCCTGTTCCTGTCTTTTTACCTGTAGGTTCTAGACCTATGTAATCAAACAAAAGAGAACGAAGTTGAACTGTGCTATTTGGATTAAAGTCTTTACCTTGATTTATTTCAAACTGTTGTACTGCTTCGTACTCATATAGTTTTTTAACTGCCTCATCAATATTATCTTGCATAAGATGAGTCGACATTTGTAATCTGTCTTTATCAAAAGGCACTCCATTATCTTGTATATCAATTAGAAACTTAGTTCCCTCTATGAGAATATCTTTATATACTCCATATAATCTTTCATTCTTTACTAGAGCAGTTTCAAACTTTCTAAATAGTAAGAACGTACAAACTGCGTCCATAGCAGCGTAGTCTTTCATTATATCAAAAGGAATCATATCCCAACTAAAGTCACTTTTTAGTATTCCATTTCTTCTACAGTAATCTTGAATCCACTCATACATTGGTTTCTCGTAATCACCATATGGCGTATACTTAAGAGATAATTGTTTTAGACCGTGTCCTCCTGGATTTTCATCTAACATATAATGTAGTAGCATAGTGTCTTCGAATCTTGGAAACTTAAATCCAAAATGATAACTGAAGAAAGCAATATCAAACTTAGCATTATGAAATACTACTCTTTTCTTATCAAAGAGTTGTTGTAAAAGTTTTTCTGCTTTTTCATCTATACAGTCTGTGTTTATATATGCTCCATGCTCATCTTCATAGGATAAACTAATACCTATCATATATCCATCTCTTGGATATAGTCCTGATGTTTCTGAGTCAAGTGCAATGAAATCATTGTCATGGTCTAGTGCCTTCTCTAAAAATACATAGAGGTCACTGCTTTCTGTAATACCATAACATTTGTCTTTTCCTAGCTTTGCCTGTTTTAGTTCTCCTGTAATATACTTTTTAATATTCTCACATGATTCTTCCCAAGTCTTTTTAGCCTCAGGTTTAAAAGCAAGCATTGCTGGGTTTATTACTGGTAGAAATTTATCATTCACAACTCTACCACTATATTCTGTTACTGAGTTTTCTTTTGTATAATGTTTCAATGCTTCTGAGCCTATAAGTATTATCCAGTCGTAGCTATCAATATTTACTTCTAAGTCTACATCTCGTTTTAATACTTTCTTTACTGATGGGTCAGAACACAATGCCATTCTATCAAATTCGAACTCATTATTAAATAATTTTACATAGTCATTACGACTAGGTTTACTTTCTATTAATGCTATCTTAGCCATATAATTGTTCCTTTAATTGTTTTACTTTATCTTTTGTTAATGCTCCTGCGTCACCTAAGCTAACAGGAATTTTTACGTTTGTATGTAATATTTCTGCAATATCACACATTTCTTCTAATTTTGTTGCAGCGTCTTGTCCTGCTTCATCGGGGTCAAACATTATATCAACTTGTGATATTCCCTGCATTTTTAATAATTTTAGTTTATCAACATCTATATTTCTTGTGCCAAAACAACACATAACATTTTCTAACCCTTTGTCATGCAAATTTAGCATATCAAATATGCCCTCTACTAATATTACTCTACCTTTTATAGAACGAACTCGACTAGGATATAACGGCATAATCGCTTTTGGGGGGTGGATTAAATACTTGGGAACATCAGTTGGTGACTGTGTTCTGCAGTTAAATGCCACTATTCTCCCAGTCAAGTCCTTGATTGGAAAAGATATTCTGCCAGTAAAAGGTTTATCTGGGTGTAAAAATGCATCAAACTTTTTATATGTATCAGGTTTGATTGTTCTCCAGTTACCTACATAAGGCATAAAATCTTTTGGCATCTTCAAACCTATCGAAGACGCTCTTTTTTCTTCTATCTTTCTTCTAACTTTCTCTCTACGAATATCTAATGGGTTTGATGGTGCATCAAAGTGATTAAATAAGTTTCCCTTAAAGCCACAAGAAAAACAGTTAAATACTCCTGTAATTCTATCTATTCTCATACTTGGATTGTTGTCGTCATGGTCTGGACTTAAACACCTAACAATCGCATCTGCAGGTGATAATTTATATTCTATCTTTCTTTCTTGTAATAATTCTTCTACTGTCATTCTACCTCTACCAATTCCTCTCCGTCTACTGTTACTAGACAAACTTCACACCAACCAAAATCATCATGATTGCATTGTCCATACTTTGCTAATTTTCTTTTATTACTCTCATGCATAGTCTTTACCCAACCATCAGACGTCTCTTGCCATGTCTTTGTGTTTTCATACTCACGTAATTTATTTCTACCCATTTACCACCCAATAAATCATTGAACCTACAAAACCAAACCCTATAATCATTATCATAGTAAATGTTAAAGCATAAAAAAAGTATTCTAAAAATTTCATCAGAATAATGTTTCGTTTATTGCCATAACCATAAACATAAGGCCTAGCATACTAAATTGAATTACTACTGCAACTGCTACTATGAGTAGTTGTTTATCTGCCCACCAATTTAATTCTTTTTCTTCCCACTCTTTAAACTCTTTATCAGTTGCTTCTGCGGGTTTAAAATTAAGTTCTGTTTGTGTAAAATATTTTTCTGACATTACTGCTTGTGCTTCCATTTTAATTTATCTCCTAACTCTTCAAAGTCTGTCATTTTTGTTTTTCCATCTGTGTCATACTCGTAATATTTACTTTTCCATACGAGTTCTGCCATTTGAAACCATATTGCTATAGCCTTATCTCTAAATTCTTTTTCTGACCATAAGTAATATAAGTTCCACCATTCTTTTGTAAATCTACAAACATCTATCTTTTTCTCGTAAAACTCTGGGTTTGTTTTTACTACTTCTACTAATGCTCTCATGCGTTGACTACCTGCTATTGGATAATAGTTTGGCATGCATAGTATTGGATTCATTATTCCATTTTCTACTACACTCTTTACTAGTGGTTCATTTACAGGAACTCTTTCTATATTGTCCATTATCTTGGGTTCATACAATAGAAATCTAACTGTGCATACTTCCCACTCATAGGGAGGCAATGCTACTAAATCTGCTGTTTCTTTACTAATTCTATCTGCTGCCATATTCTTCTTCCATTTGTTCTTCATACATAGGTCTAAACTCTTCAAGTGTGGGTATTTTTATATGCATTTCATTACTTAAATTATACTCATGTAATTTTCTTACATAAAGTATGTATGCTGTTTGTATTTGTTTTTCTGTATATAATATCACTTTATTTTTCCTTTGACCTGTTTTAAGGTCTGAAAATAGTGTGTAGTTATCTCTACATTATATGTCGCTCCATTACGAACTGTTGCTTTTGTTGTATCTTCTAATACATAGTAAGGTATGAGTCCAAACTTTTTATCAGAAAATATTCTATAATTTTTTCCTTTTTCTACTAATGTCATCATATGTCGTCCACGTTTTCTCCTGTAGCCATACTACTTGCTACTTCTTCTCTCTCTTTTGGATTAAGTGCAGACTGCGGACCAATCTTTAGAGTTTCCCAATCGACTACACTTGTAAAACTTTCCATTCTATTACTTCTCATTTTTGTACAATTAAATGTCATACACTCATCTTGCTGTTCCCATGTTTCAAGAGCATAGGCAGCATCTGCCGCATCAAGTATGCCTTTTGCAAATCTAGCCTCTCCACTAGCATCTGTTTGATATGGAGCAAAGAATAATGTTTCATACTCTTGTGCATATAACTTCATTTTCTTACTAACCTCTATTTGTTCGGTCCAATCATATTGTCCTGCACGAGTAGGGGCGTTGTGTCGACGAACTTGGTTCAGGTAATCCACTATAACCACTCCAACATCAAGTTGATTGACTTTTTTATCTAACTCAGACTGTATTTTTGAGAGAGTTAAGGCAGGGTCATAGATAACATCTAACTGCCTTTCTTTGTGTAGGGGTAGCTTTGTTAAGTCTTTATGAAATTTATCAAAGTCATGAGTTTTTTCAAACTCAGACAGTAAATCATGTCCTCCATCAAAACGACCTGCCCACCAGCCTCCGACTAGATTCCATTCTTCAGATGATAACATCTTACTTCTAAGTCTTCTAAGTGGTATTTTTGTCGCTATAGAACATATTCTTTGAAGAATACTTCTACTATCCATTTCTATTGTAAAGTAAAGGGCACTTCTGCCATTCTCATATACATTAGAAGCAATATTACAACAGGTAAGTGATTTACCTGCACCTCGTCGTCCTCCTACTAAAACTAAATCTTTCGGAGAAAATTGTATCTGTGAATCATATTCACTATTAAGTCCTAAAGGTAAATACCTCGCTAGTTCTTTGTCATCTTCAAAAAGAGATATGCTTTGCATACTTTCCTCTGGTGGTTTGACATCTACCTTGTCACTTACTTTTAGAACTATTTCTTGTAGTTGTTCAATATTTTCTTCTGCCGACGCCATTGCAACTGTCTTGTCAATGTAATTATCTAACTCATCTAGAATCTGCACTTGCGCATATTCATTTTTTAGATAGTCTAATAAAAGCCATGCGTCAACCTCGACTTCAACAGTTTCGATTGCAGATATTTTTTCTTGGAGTTGCCTGTCTCGGACTTCATATGACAGGTCTTCGAATTTGGGAAGGTCTTGATAATTATCTATGTGTTTATCTAAGATGTGAAAAATCGGCTGGTACTCGCCAGGTAAGTAATGTTCTTTTAATTTAGACCATGTATCTAAATCTTTCTGAACTATTATTTGTTTTAGTAGCGCAGACGCAATATTCATAATAACCCTCTCTCAAAGCAACAAAAGGCAGGGACAAATGCCCCTGCCGACTAAATGAAATTTGCGTTTAACCTATTTCTTTTTTAGCTGCACCGTTGTAATTAGCACATTGTAAACCTCTTCTGGTTAACATTGTTTTAACGCCTCTTACAGTTTTACCGATTTCATCTGCGATTTGCTCAACAGTCATATCAGTAATATCGATATCAGCAAGAACATCAGCTTTGCTTGAACCTTTAGTTTCCTTTTGTTTTGGAATACCACCAATCTCACCACTTCTAAGTAGAGAAAGAGCTTTACCTCTGATTGAGTTTACTGACTTGCCTAGGGCTTCAGCAATCTCTTCTACAAAAGAACCACCATTTACCATTTCAACAAATGTTGTTTCTTCTTCAGGAGTATAAGTTCTAACAGTTTCTACTTTAGGGGCTGGCTTAACATGTCCTGTTAATTCCATAGAAAGGATTTTTCCTTGAATTGATTTTGCACTAAATGCTCCACTTTCAAAGTTTTCTGCAATTTCTGCATATGTGTATTGTCCTGAGTTATCAGTAACAAAAGCACTTAATGTTGCTTCTTGCTCATCTGAGAATGATTTAGAAGCTGACGCTGAAGCTAATTCAACATCATAACCCATTTTTCTCAATTTAGAACTAACACTTCTTGTAGAAGTTTCTAATTCATCAGCTGCGTCTGCAACCATTGATTGAGAAATAGGTGACTCACTGCCGACGAAGTCTACTAAAGACTGAGTTCTTTCGTCTGTCCATTTTGGTAATGCCATTTTATTTCCTATTTTAAAATTGTTTTTAAGTTATTTGTAATTATTATTCCCATTTCTTCTGCTTTCCTAGTTTTTGCACTTGCTATTCCACTTTCATTAACTAAGATTGTAACATCTTTAGTTAAATTATCTTTTACAATGTAGCCGTAGTTTTCTAATACTTGTTTAGCGGCTGCTTTTGTTGGGTAGCTTTTCAACTTACCTGTAATGCAAACTGTTCCCTTACTGTCAGTAGTGCTGACCTTTACCTGTTTTTCACAAGTAAAAGAAAAGGGTAACTCAAAGTATCTCTGAAAGTGAAATACATCTATCAACCAGTCCATCAGATTCGATGTCGCTTTCGGACCGAGACCTGCCTCTTTACATGTTTCGTAGGTTATATCGCTTATAGCGGATATCTTTTGTGCTAATTTATTAGAGGCACTTCGACCGATTAAGGGTATCGAAAATGCTGGAAGAAGAGTTATTAGGTCGACGCTCTTTGATTTCTCTATCTCTATGTATAACTTCGTACCTAGTTTCTCTGAATCCAACAGAAACGATATTTCTTCTTGGGATAATGAATAAATATCGTGATAATCAGTAAAACCTAGTTTCTCTATTGTAGAGGGACCAAGTCCTTTGATTTTTAAAGTTTTAGCAAAGTGTTCAACACGCTTTGCTGATTTTGCCGAGCAATTAGAACTTTGACAGCCA